TAACTCGAAATTGGGGTAATACGGGATTTCAAGTTCCTTCACTTAATAGTGGTAGTCCAATTATTACTTGGAACTTTGGGCGTGCCCCCGGCTTTCATGATGTGGTTTGCTATACAGGGACGGGAGTAGCAAGGACTGTGACACACAACTTGGCGGCAGTGCCTGAGTTAATGATTGTTAAACAAAGAAGCGCCGCTGATTTTAATTGGGCAGTTTATAGTGCGGCAACAGGAAATACTGCATTTTTAGAGTTAAATACAGCGGTTGCAAGTTATTCACCTTTCTCTGGGACGTGGAACAACACAACACCAACATCATCCGTATTCTCTTTAGGGACAAGTGGGGCAGTTAATGCGTCTAGCGTGACCTATGTCGCCTACCTATTTGCCACTTGTGCAGGTGTTTCCAAAGTAGGCTCATACACAGGCACAGCCACTACAAAACAAATTGATTGTGGCTTCACAGCAGGGGCTAGGTTTGTACTCATCAAGCGCACCGACAGCACTGGCGATTGGTATGTCTGGGACTCAGCCCGTGGCATTGTGGCGGGTAACGATCCTTACCTTTTGCTCAATAGCACCGCCGCTGAAGTAACAAACACCGACTATGTAGACACATACAACGCAGGGTTTGAGATTAGCTCGACTGCGCCAGCCGCAATCAACGCTTCTGGCGGAACCTACATTTTCCTTGCCATAGCTTAAGGACAAAACATGAGTACAAAGTACCCCGGCGGGTTTATCACGAAGTCCCCAGTAGCGCCAACAACAACGGCGGCTTCTGGTATCTGGACGCTTGACCAACAACAGCAAGCTCAGAAAGCCGGTACTTGGCCCAGCCCACCTATCTTCATTGAGGATATGTTCAGCACGTATCTGTACACGGGTAACGGCACATCACAAACCATTACAAACGGAATTGACTTGTCTGGTCAGGGTGGTCTTACTTGGATCAAGTGCAGAAATTACACTTGGGATCATATTTTAAATGATACTGTTCGAGGCGCAGGATATGGCCTTTTTTCGGACTTAACCGCCGGTCAAGTTTACGACAGTACAACATTAACTAATTTTTCTAGTAGCGGTTTTAGTGTGGGCAACTCTAACGCCACAAACGAAAATAATAAAACCTTTGTCTCATGGACATTCCGCGAACAGCCAAAGTTTTTTGATATTGTGACTTATACTGGAAACGGAACAGCAAGGACAATTTCACATAATCTTGGTAGCGTACCCGGATGTATTATTGTTAAATCAACCTCAAGCAGTGACAACTGGAAGGTTTATCACAGAAGTCTTACGTCTAATGCTTATTATATTTTATTGGACTCGACTGCCGCACAAAGCAATGCAGTTAATCTTTGGAACAACACCACACCAACATCAACAGAATTTAGTATTAGTTCTAGTGGAAACATTAACAATACGGGTTCAACCTACATTGCCTACCTCTTTGCCCATGACGCAGGGGGCTTCCCTGTTTCTGGCGGTGGCTCAACCAATGGTATTTCGTGTGGAAGCGCAACTATAGATGGCGGCGGTCAAGCAACTGTAAATCTTGGGTACGAGCCACAATGGATTCTTTATAAATCTTCTTCAGATATTCAAAATTGGTACATTTATGACACGATGAGGGGTATGCCTGTTGGTACTACATCTGGCCCGTATTCCAACGCTCTTAGCCCAAATGCCACAACTGCTGAATTTTTAGGCGCGGCATTTGCCATTACCCCAACTGGGTTTAATATTCAAACGTCTATTGCCGGTGCAACTTACATCTACATAGCTATCCGCCGTGGCCCAATGAAAACCCCAACAACGGGGACAAGTGTGTATAACGGAATTGCACGTACAGGCACTGGCACTACAGCTACTGTTAGCGGTGTGGGTTTTCCGCCAGATTTATTTATTGGGCAGATTCGTGGCACAGCAGGCTATTGGAATGGTGTGGTGGATAGATTGCGTGGTGTTAATAAACGACTGGTAAGTTCAAACACCAATACAGAAGATACAACTACCGATGCCGTGACTTCTTTTACGATGGATGGTTCTACTCTTGGCGCAGACAGCAACGGGTTTGTAAATGAATCTGGCAAAACTTATATTGAATGGAACTTTAGACGCGCTCCCGGTTTCTTTGATGAAGTTTGCTACACCGGCAATGGTTTGGCCAGAACTATTACGCACAATTTAGGCGTTGCCCCAGAACTAATCATTATTAAAAACAGAACCAATGGTGGAACAATTGCTCCGGATTGGCCTGCTCGTGCAGTTGGTTTAGGTTCTGCGTCTACGTTGTTTTTGAATTTAACTGACCCCGCAGCAGGCTACCTAAGTTATATGTGGAATAACGCATATCCTACAAGCACAGGATTTGAACTTTCCGTTGATAACTACATGACTAATTCGTCAACAGGTAGTACCTACGTTGCTTGGTTGTTTGCGTCTTGCCCCGGCGTTTCTAAAGTTGGTCAATACACGGGTACAGGCGCGGCGCAAACAATTAACTGCGGGTTTACAGCAGGTGCGAGGTTTGTGTTAATCAAACGCTCAGACAATTCTGGTGATTGGTATGTATGGGATTCGGCTCGTGGCATCATTCCCGCAAATGATCCCTATTTACTCTTAAACAGTTCAGCCGCTGAAGTCACAGGTACGGACTACATTGACACTACAAACGTAGGGTTTGACATTACAAGCACAGCACCAGCCGGAATCAATGCAAACGGCGGCACATTCATCTTTCTCGCAATTGCTTAAAAGGAGCACATCATGGAAATTCGTTTACGTTCAACAGGTGAAGTTATGTATGAAGGTGAGTTCCGTACTCGCTTCGCTCAGAACTTGCCACCCCGCCCAGTAACACAAGAGTGGCTTGACAGCTACATCAGCGACCCCGCTGGCGACATTGTGTTTGAAGGCCCACAGGCTACAGGCGGCACAGTTTACCAATACAGCCAACGCTCTGGCGTAGAGCAAGTTGATGGTAAGTGGTACACAAAGTACATCCTTGGCCCAGTGTTCACAGACCGCGCCGCATCAGAAGGCCAGCCTGCCCAGACAGCCGCCGAGCAGGAAACTGCTTACAAGGCAATGAAAGATGCAGAGCAGGCCAAGTCTGTACGCAACTCACGTACAGAGAAGCTCAAAGATTGCGACTGGACTCAGATTGCCGACAGCACCGCAGATAAAACTGCATGGGCTACATACCGCCAAGCACTGCGTGACATCACCGGTCAAGCAGGTTTCCCTTGGACAATCACTTGGCCTGACGCTCCCTAATCATGTGGGACTGGGCTGAAGCATTCATTGCGGCGGCCTGTATTATTGCCTTCATCATCTTTGGCACGTACATGATTGCATGGAGTTTGGTGTGATAAATGCGTTGGCTCATACTGTTACTGTTATTAGGGCTAGTGGGAGCCGTAGCCAAGAGTGGATGCCATGTGCGCGAGTTCTATGGAATAGCCTACACAGTTCACGATCCAACGCAGCGGCACAAAGAGATGATGGCGTGGCTGGATCGGAACGCAGGTCATTGCAAATCAACGGAATACGTGGTTATCTGGAACAACCTGTCCGAGTGGGCAGGCGCGGCAGATTCCACATGGCTACGTAACAAAGTTGTTCATGGATACAAAGATGCACTTGAACGGGAGAAGAAATGATTGATGTATTGGAAATACTGCTTTGGTTAGCCGTGCCTATAAACTACATCTATTGGATCTTTATTCACAATGATTCCGCCCATACACAAGTGGTATCCCATGGTTCAGCCGGGAGGCGAGCCAACTAAAACGGATGCGTTAGAACGCAGAGAAGAACGGCTTGAAGAGGAATACAAGCAAGCTCTAAAGATGAAGAAGGTGAAGGATAAGATTGATGATCTTGAGTTTGAGTTGTATGTGAAGAAGGCAGAACGCAACCAACTGAGCCTTGAGATTTTTACAAACCGCAAGTTGGATATTTATGTATGACCAAGAAGCCGATAGTCAGATCCAAGAA